AGCTAGTTTTTACCGACGTACATATAGGAATGGATGCCAGCGACAAAGGGCGTAGTATGTACGATTCCGAATGGAATGAAACAATACTATTCGAACGCCTTAAGCAAATGGTAAGTTACACGCTAGCAAAACAGAACAGCGAAACGCTTTATATTCTAGATTTAGGCGACTATTTAGACGGGTTTAATGCGCAAACGACTAGAGGCGGCCACGCGTTACCCCAAAACATGAGCAATCAAAAAGCTTTTGACGTTGGGTTTATGTTTAAAGTACAATTAATTCAAAGCCTTGCACCTTATTATAAGGCTATCAAAATACGAAACATTTGCAACGACAACCATAGCGGCGACTTTGCGTACTTTGTAAACCAAGCTTTAAAACACTACATAGAACGCGAACTAAAAAACGTTCAAGTAACCAACCAAACGGCGTTTATAGACTACGAGCTAGTGGGTAATTACTGCTTCATTACAACACACGGCAAAGACACCCACAATTTAAAGCACGGTTTCAAACCAAAGATTGATCCAAACCAAATAAACAAAATACTAGGTTACCTAAACACGAAGCAACTAGTAAACAAAGGCCTAGATATTACCTTTGAAAAAGGCGACTCGCACCTATACTTATTCGATAGCTCAAGTAGTGACGTTTTCAAGTATTACAATTACCCCGCTTTTAGTCCCTCTAGCAACTGGGTAGCTACAAACTTTCAACTAGGAAAGTCTGGCTTTGTACATTTTAACTACGACGAACACCGAAAAAGTATAAACGAATACTTTTTTACGTAACTTTACACGTTTCATAATTGTTCTAGGCCACCTTTCGGGGTGGCTTTTTTGTTTTCCTAAAAATTTTCTAAAAATATTTTGCGTCTGTAACCCACGTAAATACTAACATTTAAAAAATAATGTTAAAAAAATGCAACTTTTTTTTGTTAATAACGATTAAGTGTATATATTTGCATATACAAAAACGCTAACAACATGACAACACAACAAATTATTCAAGAAGAAGCCCGCCTCTGGAACGCTTACGAAGCTACACGCGACGCACTAGGTTACGACCATGCCGACACCCGCCTAGCTTTTGCCCTTTACAACGAAATGTTAAAACACTTAATAGCAGCAATATGAAAAACTTAATTAACGAATACCGCGCATTTAACAAAGACGAAAAAGATTTAGCGCATAGCATCCTAGTAGGAATAGTTTTGTTTATTGGTTTCTTTTGGTTGGTAAGTACAAACACCCCACCACGTTTAGACCACGCAACAACAGATCCGCAAACGTACAAGCAAAACACGTACGAATTAAAGACAAGTTACACAAAGTACATGAACCACGTATACAATGACAAATTTAAATAACATGATAGCACCAGAAATTAAAGACTTTGAAGTTTACAAGGCACACGGCAAAAACTTTGTTTACTTAATGGTTACCCTATGGGATGAGGGCGACACAAAAACGAACGGAGAAATTCTAGCCGAATACGAAATAGAAATTTACGACGCTTACGCAAATTATAAAATAACTAAAAAAACATATAATGAAAAACTTACTATTAAACAAACCCGCCAATGTGACGAACGCTTTATTAAGCTTTACGAAGACAACTACTTCGAAGACGACTATGTCACCGAATACAACGACGAATACCATTTCTCCACTGACTGGCCCATTTAACCGCTACCAAATAAACCGATTTTGGACTAACTTTAACGAAAGCTTATACAACCGAATTTGTGAAATTAAAATGCAAGAACTATGAAATACTTACTTACTTACTACGTCGGAACTAAAGCCGTGCAAAGCTGGCGTTTCTACTCTAAAGCAATGGCCTACGCTGCAAAGTCCGAACTACTATTTACGGAAAACTACAACCTTGGGAAATTTAAAATAACGGAAATATGAAAAACAAAATAGCACTTATTCACGAACTTATAGCGGCTTACGACTTAACAAACAAGTGTAGAGATCGCGGATTGATTTACAAACGTGCGTTCCTATACCACGAACTTAGAACTAGCGGCTTTAGCCTTTCCCAAATTGGCGAAATATTCGGTAAGCACCACGCTACTATAATTCATGGGCTTAAAACGCATGAAAACCTAATGGGCTACAACGACGAAGAATACAAGTTCGAAACTATACAACTCAAACAACAACTAGAGGGTAGCGTATTGATATTTCCAGAGGAAAGCACGGCTAAAAAACGGGACTTAAAAACGGACATTATAGAGGCCCGAACTATTCGCGACTTCAAACGTATTCGACGACGTGTTAAGCTAGGTGTTTACGAAAAACTTTTAGCGGAAAGCAACCTTTTAGAAAAATAAACGTTATATTTGTACATGAGTTGGTCCGACACCATAAACTCAAAGGAATTATTGAAGCCTTATAATGAAGCGAAAGTCGGACCTCGCGGATTTATGAGGCTTTTTTGTTGCCTAAAAATTAAACAATGAGCAAAGAACTACCATTCTTTAAATTTAACGCGACCGAATGGATCACGGGAAATATAAGCTACGAAAGTTTTGAGTTGCAAGGCGCTTTTATAAGCGTATGCGCTGAATACTGGAATAGGAATAATTGCCTAACCATAGAGGAGGCAAAGCTGCGCTTAAGAAATTCAGAATTAATTGAAAAATTGATTGAAAAAAATTATTTAAAGACGAAAAAAACTTTTTTAGTAATTTCTTTTTTAGATTTAGAGCGTAAAGAAATAACCGCTAAACGTTTGAAACTCAGCGAGTCGGGTCGTAAGGGTGGCTTAAGCAAGGCTAAAGCGACGCTAAAGCCAGGCTCTAGCATTAAAGAAGTAGATAAAGATAAAGAAATAGATAGTATTAAAGAGCGCAAACAAATGTTTGCTTCTAGTCTAGTTCCTTTTGTAGAATTGTACGGAAAAGAAATGGTAAGACAGTTTTACGAGTATTGGACAGAACACGGACCTAAAGACAAAAAGATGCGCTTTGAAAAGCAAACTAGCTTTAATTTAGAACTACGAATAAAGCGATGGAATCAAAAACAAGTAGACGCAAGCAAACCTATATACAAACAACCAGCACCAATTTGGGAATAAATGTACACTAGACTACAAAACTTAAATTCGGAAATGTTCGAAATACGCCTACAAAAAGACGTAAAAGGAAAAGGCATTGGTTGGGATTGGGATATGTTACCCTTTACAATTAAAGAGGGTTGTACGACTTACATAGGCTCAGCACCCGCAAGCGGTAAAACGGAGCTTTGGTTTGAGTTTCTTATAAACCTTTCGTGTTTACATGGATGGAGACACGTAGTATTCAGCCCAGAAACTGGCAGCGCTGCCGAAATATACGCCGAACTTTGCTATAAATACATAGGCAAACCATACGTGCAAGGCCAGAACGCAATGACAAACGGCGAACAAGTAAGCGCCGAAATGTTTGTAAACGAGCATTTCATCGTAATTGATCCTATTGACGAAGACCTAACCATAACAAAATTCTACGACCTAGTAGACGAAATCGAACGCAAAGAGGGAATTAAAATACATACCACTACAATTGACCCGTGGAATGAGTTAAGCGAGGAATACCAACAAAGCGACCTAGGACGCGAAGACAAGTATCTTAGCCGTATTTTAGGACAAGTTCGCAAGAACGCACGTAAAACGGGCCGCCACAACTGCGTTATAAACCACGTAAGGGACCAACCAATGGTAACAAGTAAAACCATAGCGGGAACCGACGTTAGTTATTTCCCTATTCCTAGCGCGCGCGACTTTGCTGGCGGTCAAGTATGGTTTAGAAAAGGTCTAAGCGTATTAATTCCGTGGAGACCTCCTTACGGATTGGCAAATAGCGACGGAACGGGCGCAGAAAAAAACGAAGTACATTTGAAAGTGGCAAAGAGCAAACCTAAAGGCGTATCAAAAAACGGAATCTACAAAATGTTTTTAGACGTAGACCGCTACCAATACTATATGCTTGACTACAAAGGAAATAGAGTTTACGCCAATAGGGGAAATTATTACAAACCAGAACACCAAACAAAAACACCTTTTTAAAATGGAACTAGGACTAGAAATTATAAAAACACGGGCTAACCTTTGGGCAATACAGCAAAGAATAAAGACCGCACGAGAGCAAATACTTAAAACAAGACCCGAAGCAAAGGACTACATACAAGGCGCAGAAAAAAGTGAACAAGAATTGCTAGAGGCTATTTCGTTTTTTACTAGACTACACGAACACGCAGTATCAATAAGTAGAGAAAATACAATTCTCGCTAGCCGAAACATAGACCTATTACAAAGGGTTAAAGAACTAGAAATAGAAATACAAACAAGTAATTTTTAAGACATGAAAAAGTTAAGAGTTTTAATAGCTTGCGAGGAAAGCCAGGCAGTAACTAAAGCTTTTAGGGCTTTGGGTCATGAGGCGTATAGCTGCGACTTATTGCCGTGTAGTGGCGGCCACCCCGAATGGCATTTTGAACAAGACGTATTCGAAGTTATTAATAAAGGTTGGGACTTAATGATAGCACACCCGCCTTGCACTTTTTTAGCAGTAAGCGGCGCCGGTTGGATGTACAATAAAGACGGAACTAGAAACGAAGAACGCTACAAAAACCAAATGGACGGCTTAGAGTTTGTCCACCGGTTAATGGATTGTAAAATAGAACGAATTGCAATTGAAAACCCAATAAGCGTAATATCTAGCTACATACGCGAACCCGACCAAATTGTACACCCATGGCAGTTTGGTGATGAAGCAAGCAAATCAACTTGTTTATGGCTTAAAAACTTACCTTGTTTAAAACCTACTAAAATAGTTGGTAAAGGCGAAATGAAAGAATGGGTAGACAAAAAAACGGGTAAAAAGAAACGCCAGGCGCTTTGGTATTACGAAGCATTATTAAAAGCTAAAACACCAGCAGAAAGAAGAACTTTAAGAAGTAAAACGTTCCAAGGAATAGCCGAAGCAATGGCCAATCAATGGAGTAAATTAGACGGAATAGGAATACAAAAAAATATATTCGATGCGCTGTAAAAATTGTAAAGACAAGTTCGAACCCATACGTTTCAACCATAAATTTTGCCTAAAAGACGAATGCGTTAAGGCTTTTGTAGAAGAAGTCAAGACTTCGGCATGGAAAAACACGAAAAAGAAATGGACAACCGAACTAAAAACAACAACCGACTGGCTTAAAGACGCACAAAAAGTATTCAATACCTACATACGTAAACGCGACGAGGGTAAACCTTGCATTTCATGCAACCAACCGCCCAAGAAAAAAAATTGTGGGCATTTTTTTAGTCAAGGCGGCCACTCAAATTTGCGTTTTGACGAGGATAACTGCCATTTACAATGTGAGCATTGCAATACATTTCTAAGCGGTAACCTATTAAATTACCAAATTGGCATACAAAAACGAATAGGAGCGGAAAAGCTAATAGAATTACACGCCCGCGCACACATTACAAAACGCTGGAGCGTTGACGAACTTAAAGAACTAATAAAAATATACAAGAAAAAAATAAACCAAATACCATGATAAAAATTAACATAACCGAAGAACAAATTTTACAAGCGCAAAAGCTTTACAACTTTAAGGCGTTAACAAATTCAATAACCCAAGGTGAAAGCCAAATTTACGGGGCGCTAGGTGAGGTTATTGCTATGCACTTTTTGCGATCAATAAACAAACCCGTTCAATACGTAGGCAGTTACGACAACGACCTAGAAATAAACGGAAAAAAAATAGACGTTAAGACCATACAAACCGATAAAGAACCTACAAACGACTTCAACGCCAATATAGACGCAAGTAACACTAGACAAAAAACAGACTTTTATTTATGGTGTAGCGTTTCTAAAAGCATGAAATACGGATATATTATAGGCTACCTAGCAAAAGACGAATTTTATAAAATAGCTCAACTAAAGAAAAAAGGCGAAATAGACTGGGGCAAATGGGTAT